GCCCTGGCATCTTTAAGCGCGAGAGATTGACAAGTCTTCTCAGGCGCTTAAAGATGCCAGGGCCACTGCCTCCAGCAATAAAGTCACAACAGAATCGTTTGACGCTGGCAAGAACGCCTTTGGGAAAAGTCCAGATCAAATTGAGATTGAATTTGAAGCTGTTGTGGCAAAGGGCGAGGATGCGGTGTCAGCGTACCGGGCTGGTGTCATGGACCAGCTACGGTCAAAAATGACAATGGGCGGCAGGACAACAATGATGAGCAAGCTGGAAGACGCTAATACAAAAGAAGGTGCAATTTTCAGAATCATTTATCCCCAGGACAAAGTTGATGGCATATTGAAACTGGCTGCAACTGCGGCACAGTCTCAACGTGCTGCTGTTGACGTTTTGAAAGGTTCACAGACTTATGCAATGCAGGCCGAGGCAAAGCAACAGGGCATCAACATTTCTGGTCAAGAAGTTTTGTCTGCTCTTAGCGGAGATGGTTTTACTGCTGCCAGAATTTTAGGCAAATGGATGACAAAAAATGCGCCTAATTTGACACCAGAACAAAAGCAAGAAGTTGCCAAAATTTTAATTTCCACAGACAAAGATGTGGTCAAAAAAGCATTGATGGATAACTCAAAGTGGGATGAGATACAGCGCAAAGTTAGAACAATCAGCAGCAGCATTACCCGTACTACACCGGGCCTGTTCAATGTCCCGGCGCAAAATCTAAGAGAAATGTTCTCTCAATAGGAGATTGACTATGGATTGGCTCAAACAAATTGCACCAACGATTGCCACCGCGCTTGGTGGTCCCTTGGCTGGCATGGCGGTAAGCGCCATCTCCAAAGCCATTGGCGTTGACCCTGACCAGGTGGGTGACTTGATCAGCAACAACAAACTAACGGCAGAGCAAATTGCCCAGGTCAAGCTGGCTGAGATTGAGCTGCAAAAGCAAGCGCAGGAGCTGGGCTTAAATTTTGAGAAGCTGGAGGTCGAGGACCGCAAGAGCGCCCGGGATATGCAATCAGCCACCAGGTCAATGATGCCGCCATTGCTGGCTGGTGCAGTGACCATTGGATTCTTCTCCATCATGGTGATGATGTTCTTCAACAAGATTGACAGCGCCAACCCCGCTATCCTGATGATGCTGGGCAGCTTGGGCACAGCTTGGACGGGCATCATCGCTTACTATTTTGGCTCCAGCGCCGGGAGCCAGGCCAAGACTGATTTACTCTCAAGGAAATAACCATGAAACCTGGACTTTATGCCAACATCAACGCCAAGCAGGAGCGCATCAAGGCTGGCTCTGGCGAGAAGATGAACAAGGTCGGCTCCAAGGCAGCGCCTAGCGCCAAGGACTTCAAGCAAGCCGCCAAGACAACCAAGACCGCCAAGAAGAAGCCATGAGCAAGACCAAACCACATTACTTGCCTGACGGCAAACTGCACAAGGGTGACACGCACAAGGTTGGCAGCAAGTTGATGTCAGGTGCAAAGCATACGCCTGCAAGCAAACTTCTGACCCATACACCACCGCCTAAGAAGAAATGAAAGCCAAGCTGACTTTTGCTGTGACTCTGATGGTGAGCCTAACGCTTTGCGTTGTTGTTGTTGGTATGGTGGCGGTGCTGATGATTGCCTTGTTTGAAGAAAAAGTGGACAACAGCGAAATCTTCAAACTGATTAGCCCAGCGTTCCAGACCATCGTAGGCGGTTTCATTGGGCTGCTTGCTGGCGTCAAACTATCACATGATGATGAGGACAATAAATGAAGACTCCAGCCTGGCAGCGCAAAGAGGGACAGAACCCGAAAGGTGGACTCAACGCTGCTGGACGGGCAAGCCTCAAGGCGGCTGGGCAGGACATCAAAGCACCAGTGAAGTCTGGTGACAACCCGCGCAGAGCAAGTTTCTTGGCACGAATGGGCGGCAACGATGGCCCAGAGTACAAGGACGGGAAACCAACCCGGCTGCTGCTGAGTCTCAACGCCTGGGGTGCCAGCAGTAAGGCAGACGCCAAGGCCAAAGCAAAGGCAATATCAGAGCGAAATAAGAAATGACACCGCATTTCACACTTGATGAGTTGACGCACACTGATCACAGGACGCTGGACAACACGCCAAACGCTGGTGAGTTGGCGAACCTTCAGCGCCTGGCTGAGTTTCTGGAGACAGTCAAGACAGCACTTAGCGGCAAGGCGGTAATGATCAGTTCAGCGTATCGCTCCAAGGCCGTAAATGACGCAGTGGGCAGTCGAGACACCTCTCAGCATAGGCAAGGCTTGGCCTGTGATTTCAAGGTGCCTGGGATGATTCCTGATGCCGTGGTGAGGACGATCATTGCAGCCAACTTGCCGTTTGACCAAATCATCAGAGAGTTTGACAGGTGGACGCATATCAGCATCACCAACGGCAAACCCCGGCACCAGGCACTCATCATCGACAAAGCCGGGACCAGACCCTTCGTTTAGCTGCGAGGGTAAGGGCAATCATCAGGCACAAACGCCAGGCAGTGGACACCAGCGTACTTGGTCCTGGTCTTAATCCAGCGGTCAATGTAAACATCAGGCATCAGCGCCAGGCTGCGGCTGATTTGTGAGTTGGCGATGTCGAGCGCAAACGACAACTCACTGGCGGTCATGCCATCAGGCGCTGCAGCCAGGGCGTCACGGATGCGTTTGGACAGCACTGTGATCGTCATGCTTGGCCCCTTATGTCCAAAGCATTGATCTTGTCAACAATCCACTGACAATCTTTTTTCAAAGCATCAAACAGATGCACAGCATCAGCGTCAACCCCTTCCGCAGTTTTAAATGAATCTATCAAATTCGAATAAACGTCACGCAGTTTTATGTCGATTGTGAACTGCACTTCATCAAACTCATCAGTGCCCCAAATCGAATGTGAATCATAAATCGCATCTGTGAACTCACCGAGACAAATATCAGATGTAAACACATAAAAATTGAAATGACCATCTTTGTCAACACCATCCTTAATTGTCATTGGTTGCTCTTGAAACCTAAATTCAAAAAAATTTGGTTTCACTTTTAGGCGCAAAGCCTCGGCCTCAATTCGCTTGAATTCATCATCTTCATTGTTCATTTCAACTCCAATGTGCAGGACTTGCCTGCTGCTGTCACGGTGAACTTGCCATCAATAATTCTGACAACAACCTTATCCATTTCGCCCCAGGACAATCCCAGATACTTGAGCGCATCCTTAAAGTGTTCGTAAAAGTCTGCACCGTTCATAGCTGCCTCGCTTTCAGCATGGCGTCAGCAACATCGTATGCCCGTAGTGTTAAGTATTCATCGTCATCAACATCCGTATAAACCGTTCCAATCAATCCTTGCATAGCCTTGGCTGCGAAATAGTCGCGCAGGGTCATGCCGTCATCTGGGTTTCCTCCGTTTGACGTTGGAAACGCTGGTCCTGCTGTGTTGTCTTTCATAGCATCCCCCAAATAAACCCGGCCAACCCCGCAATGCCAACCAGGGCAAACAGAACCAGCAACGTGATTGCAATGCCGAACATCAGGCTTGCAAGTTCGTAATCTTCGTTGTCGCTCATTTCAACCCCCTGCCGCCAGGGTGTGCCGAGGCCAGAGGAAGGCGCTGCTCTCAACAGCGCCAGCATCCTTCAGTTCCTGCACAGTCCACAGCTTCATCGGAGTCTGCTTTGTAAACCCTGGCGTAACGTAGCAGGGCAACGTGTAGTGTGGCAACAGCTTGATGCCGTTCAAGATGAACACTGTGTGTTCTGTCAATTCCATTCTGTCGCTCATAGTGTTACCTTCTTTGTTTTGAAACCACGGTGCGTGTAGCACTGCACCGACCCGTCTGCCAGCATCTTCCAGCCAGCGTTCTCACCGCATAACTTCTGAATCTTTTCCTCTACAGTATCCACCCGCGCATCATGCTCAGACGGGCCGTCGAGCAAGTAGGCCGTGGACATGACTAGGGCAATTAGCCCCGCAGCGACCCAGTTCATGGTTTCTTCCCAAACTTCAGAATCTCCAGCCGTTCCCGGTTGGAGCGTAAGGTGCAGTAGCGTTGGTGGATGCGCTCCAGCATGGTCACTCTGCGGTGTTGGGTCTGCTCTTCATCCAGCAACGCCAGCAGGTCGGACTCGCTGTAGTTGGGCAGGTCAGTT